ACGGCGAGCGTCACGAGAACCTCGTGATGATCGCGCTCTCGTTCCCCGAGGACGGATCGACGGGGGACGCCGTTCACTTCTCGGCGTCGTTCGAGCGGATCCTCATGGCGACCACGCAGGTCGAGGCGCTCCCGAAGCCGCCGACCGCTCCGGGGCGCGGCAAGGAGAAGGGCGGCAAGAAGCCGACTGAGAAGGCGAGCGCCCCGGTGCAGAAGAAGACGTCGACCGCCGTGGACATCGTCGACAAGGTCAGGAGCCTGCTCTAAATGGCGACCCTCATCCTTCCAGCGCGCAGCGACGCAGCCTTCTACGACTTCGAGGTGGACCTCGACGAGCGCGCCTTCACGATCGAGATCCGATGGAACGCGCGTGCCGGCGGGTGGTTCCTCTCGCTCTACGACTCTGCGGGCGTGCCGCTCTCCATGGGGCGACGCATCGTGCTCGGTGCCAACCTGCTAGGGCACGGCGTCGACCCCGCGCTGCCGCCGGGGACGCTGTTGGCGGTCGACACCACGACGCAGGACTCCGATCCAGGGCGCGACGACCTCGGCTCGAGGGTCTTGCTCGCCTACGTCGAGGCGACGGCGTGACCGTCCTCTACGACCGAGAGGCGTTCGTGTTCGTCGATGATCGACGGATCGAGGGCTTGCGCTTGAAATTCAAGGCGGACAAGTCGCTGAAGTCGGACCCCAACACGCTCGACCTGCACGTCTTCAACCTCTCGGCCGAGACGCGCGCGGGCATGAAGACTCGCGGCGCGCAGGTGATCCTCGTCGCGGGCTACAGAGGCGACTCGGAGATCGTGTTCTCGGGCGGAGCGCGCACGGTCGACCACGTCCGCACGGGCGCCGAGTGGGACACGCACATCCAGTGCGGCGATGGTGAGATCGCCTACCGCACGTCGCTGTCCTCGTTCTCGTTCGGCCCCGGCACGAAGTGGAAGGACGTCGTCGGGCGCCTTTCGGGCGACCTGAAGGTGAAGGCGGGGGATGCGCTCGCCAAGGTGAAGAAGGGCGACCTCAACGGTTCGATCGACACGTTCCTGCAGGGCTATACGGCGAACGGCCCCACGGTCCGGGAGATAGACCGAGTGATGAAGGCGGCTGGTCTGGAGTGGTCGATCCAGGACGGCAAGCTCCAGATCCTCAGGCCCGCGAAGGCGACCGAGGAGACGGTGATCGTCCTCTCGCCGACGTCCGGGCTGATCGGCTCGCCCGACCACGGCACGCCTGAGAAGGACAAGGGCGTGCCCGTGCTCAAGGCGCGGTCGCTGCTGCGAGGCGGGCTGCGCCCCGGGCGCTCGATGAAGATCGAGTCGGCGGCGATCCGAGGCTTCTACCGGATCGAGAAGGTGACGCACGAAGGCGACACACACGGGCCCGAGTGGTACTCCTCGGTCGAGGGCACGGGACTATGAGCGGAGGCGTGGCGAAGACCCTGGGGGACGTAATCCGGCGCGCACTCGAGATGCACGCGGCGGACCTCCACGTGTCGCTCCCCGCAGAGGTCGTTCGGTTTGACGCGGCGAAGGGGCTCGCCGACGTGCGCCCGCTCGTGAAGGACTCGCGTGAGATCGACGGCGAGCGGATGCTCCTACCCTTCCCCGTGATCACGAACGTGCCGGTACAGTTCCCCGGCGCGGGCGGGTTCCGGGTGACGTTTCCCGTGGCCGCAGGGGACGCGTGTGTCCTGCTCTTCTCCGACCGTTCGCTCGACGTGTGGCTCGCGAAGGGCGGAGAGGTGGACCCGATCGACGACCGTCGTCACGCTCTCTCGGACGCGGTCGCGCTGCTCGGCGTGCGGGACGCGGCGCACCCGTGGTCCGGTGTGGCGTCCGATGCGATGACGCTGGGCCACGACGGCAGCGGCCCGCGCGCCGAGTTCAAGGCGGGATCGATCGTGCTCGACGGCGGGACCAAGGAGATCGCGCGCAAGGGCGATCGCTCCAAGGCGGCGACGGCAATGGCGACGTGGATGGGGCAGGTGGAGTCCGCCATCAACACGCTGGCCCCCGGATCGGTGGCGCCACTCTCGACCTTTCCGGTTACCGGAGCCGCTGCGTCCCTGGCTCTCCTCGATGAAGGCGCCGCTCGGGTGAAGGCATGATCTCCCGCGACCTCAAGACCGACCCCGCGACGGGAGAACTCGCGCTCGTCGATGGCGACCTCTCGATGGTCTCGGGGCTCGACTCGATTCGGCAGGACGTCGCCGAGCGGCTTGCCTACGTCCGCGGCGACTGGTTCCTCGACCCCGAGGACCCCGCGGCCGTGCCGCTCTTCGAGTCCGTGCTCGGCTCGCGTCCGAACCAGGAGACGATCGCGGGGGTCTACCGCAGGGTGATCCTGGCCGCGCCGGGGGTGACCGGGATCCAGACGCTTACCGTCGAGATCGATCGGCGCGCTCGCACGGCGGCGATCACGTTCAGGGCAGACACCGATTACGGCGCGCTCGAGGCCTCGCTGCCCGTGACCGTCGGGGGAGGCTAGGCACATGGCGTACGGCGTCACTCCGCAGGGCTTCGTCGCGAAGCCGATCACGGTGAGCATGGAGGAACTCCAGGCGCTCGCGCGGTCGATCTTCGGCGCCGGGATCAAGCTCAACACCTCGTCGAAGTTCGGCCAGTTCATCGGCATCGTGGCGGAGCGCGAGGCCGAGGTGTGGGAACTCGGGGAGGACGTCTACTCCTCGCGCGACCCGGACCAGGCGGTGGGCGCGGCGCTGGAAGGGCTCTGCGCGCTGACCGGCGCCTACCGAGCGGCGGCTCGCCGCTCGACTGTCGCGGCCACGCTGGGGGGCACGGCGGGCACGGTGGTGCCGGCCGGCAAGATCGCGAGTGTGGCGGGGACGGGTGTCCGCTTCCGGACCCTCGCCGACGTGACGATCGGGGGCGGCGGGACCGTCGTCGCCGCGATGGAATCCGAGGACACGGGGCCACTCCCCGCGCCGGCGGGGACGCTGACCGTGATCGAGACGCCGGTCGCCGGGTGGAACACGGTAACGAACGCGGCCGATGCGGTGCTCGGGGCCGACATCGAGACGGACGCGGCGCTGCGGGTGAAGCGGATTTTGACGCTCGCGAAGGCGGGGAGCGCGACGCTCGCGGCGATCGTCTCCGAGGTCGCGGCGGTGACGGGCGTGACGGCGGTGCTCGGGTTCGAGAACGTGACCGCGGTGGTGGATGGAGACGGGATGCCGCCGCACTCGGTGGAGATCCTCGTCCAGGGCGGCGACCAGGGCGCGATCGCGTCGGCCATCTGGGCGGCCAAGGCGGGCGGGATCCAGACCACGGGGACGACGACGCAGACCGTGGTGGACGCGGCGGGCGTGAGCCACAGCGTCTCGTTCTCCCGGCCGGTGCAGAAGCTGGTCTACCTCGTCATTGGGCTGTCGAAGGACGCCACGTACCCGACGGACGGCGACGCGCAGGTGAAGGCGGCGGTCGTCGCCGAGGGGCTCAAGCGGTACGTGGTCGGGGGCGACGTTTACCCGAGGGCGCTGATCGCGTCCGTGCTCTCCGTGGCGGGCGTCTACAACGTGCCCTACATCTACGCGGGTCTCGCGCCTGCGCCGGGGGCGGAGAGCACGATCGCGATCGGCAGCCGCGAGTTGGCGGTTCTGGACACGGCTCGGATCTCCGTGGTGTACGTCTAGGCGCCCATGAGCGAGCACATCACAGACCACGTGGCGCGTGCTCAGGCTCGGCTGCTCGGGTCGGTGCGGGACCTCGCCACGCACCGGGGGCTGATCGAACTCTCGACGACGTGGACGCAGGGCGTCGAAGATGCCTTCTGGGTGATGCTCAACGACTCCGTGGACGCGGCGACCGCTGCGCAGCTCGACGTCTGGGGCCGCGTCGTGGGGCAGGCCCGGGACGGCCGCACGGACGACGTGTACCGCGCGTGGATCAAGGTCCGCTTCGCTATCCTGCGGGGCGGCGGCACGGGGGACGCGATCGTGCGGGCGTTCATGGACCTTGCCCCCGAGTGCACGGTGACGCTGATCGAGGAGTTCCCCGCGTCGATCCGGTTGCTCCTTACGGGCGTTCCGCCCGCGGCGCCACTCGCCGACCTCGCGGGGATCCTGCGCGCGGCCAAGGCGGGCGGCGTGCGGGCGATCCTGGAGTTCCTCGTCACCTTCGGTGGCGCAACGTTCACGCTCGACACGGGCCCCGGGCTCGACGTCGGCAAGCTCGCGTATAGCGAGGCGGTCTAGGAGAGCACCATGGCGAAGCCGATCAGCCTGCCGCGCTGGGCAGAGACCGTTGCAGGGGTCCCTGACACCAACATCACCGAGCCGAACGAGGGCAAGAAGGACACGGGGTACGTGGTCGGCGGTGACATCCCGACGAGCGGAGGTCTCAACTGGTGGATGCGGCTCGTCTATTCGTGGATCAAGTGGCTCGACGGCGCGACGGCGCTGGCGACGGCGTCGGCGCTGGTGGTCCGGGACGCGGCGGGGCGGGCTCGGTTCGTGGACCCTGTCGACGTTGCGGACGCGGACACGATGGGGGCGCGCGACACGGCGATCGGGGTGCACGCGGCGCTGACGAACCCGCACTCGGCGACGGCCGCGGCGACGGCATCGCGGCTGGTGCTGCGGGACGCCGATGGCGGGGCCGCAATCGCCGGGGTGACGGCCATTGCGGGGGCGGCCAATGGCTACGGCGTCAAGGGGACCGGTAACGGAACCGGAAACGGCGTGGAGGGTCGAGCCGGCGCCACGGGTGGCGTGGGCGTGTACGCGGAGGGACCGTCGGGAGGCGGATACGCCGGGTACTTCTTTGGTCCACCAGGGTCCTGTACCGGTCTTCGGGCGCTAGGGGGCACCGATCGACATGGTGCTCAGCTAGATGGTGGGGGCAGCGCGGCCGGCGCGAGCGCAACCGGAGGATTTACCGGACCGGGGCTCATCACGGCGGCGGGCAATCGCACGGTGGCTCCGGTGCGAGGCGCAATACAGGTGATGCCGCAGGTGGCCCCCTCCGCTCCCTCCGACGGAGACGTCTGGATCGACTCCGCCACCAATCAACTGAAGGTCCGGATCAACGGCGTCACCAAAACGGTGACGCTGACCTAGAACTCGGCGCCGACCACGAAGGCGGCGTTTCGGACACCCACGGCCAACTCCAGCGTGATCCCGAACGCCTGCCACGCGTCTCTCCAGTCGCGCGGGAGGAGGCGGGCGACCGCGGCATGGAAGACGATCCCGGACAGGCCCACCGACCAGACGCGGGCGTGCGACGGTTCGCGTCCCAGCAGGGGATTCCATTCGCGGGCACCTTGCTCCCGTCCGACGCTCGTTAGCGACAAGTCAGCGACGACCGCAGCGGCGAAAATGGCCTCCCGCTTCCAGTCGCTCTCGGTCCACGGGTCCAGCGCCCTCGCCTGCCCCGCCGCCCCCAGCATCAACGCCACCACGAGTAGTAGTCTCATAGCCACACGCTAACACATCATCGCCCCCGGGTGGCGTACCGTGACCAAGGTACACCACCGCGTCTTTTGACCCACCCGCGCGCCCGGGCTACACCCGAGGCGTGCGCACCCACCTCTACGAGATCGCCTCTGGCCGGTGGACCCTAGACGGCGTCCTTCTCGGCACGGGCCACTCGGGCACCGACGACGGTGATGGCGTGCGCGAGCCGGGCGAGGGGCTCAACGACCCGGCGATGGTTGCCGTCCCGAGCGTCGGCCCGATCCCACCCGGCATCTATGAGATCGGCGACCCGTTCACGCACCCGCACGCGGGGCCATACGCCCTGCGCCTCACGCCGCTGCAGCCGCTTGTCATGTACGGTCGGAGCGGCTTCCTCGTGCACGGCGGCGGCCTCACCGCGTCGCAGGGTTGCATCATCCTCCCGCGCGCCGCGCGCGAGACCGTCCACGCGTCCGGCGTCCGCCGTCTCGTCGTCCAGTAGGACAGTAGGAGGCTCCCCGTGATCCCTCTCGTTCGCAGCATCGTCCTCGCGCTCCTCTGGGACGCGGCAGCCGTGCGCCGCTGGGCCCGGGGCGCCTCGATCACGTTTGCGGTCGGCGGCGTTGCCTTCGCCGATCAACTCGCCGTCGTCATCGGCGCGCCCGGCGCGGTGAAGACGATCAAGATCGTCTCGCTCGCGTGCGCGTTCATCGGCGGCGCCATCAGCGTGGGCGAGAGGAACCCGCCCCAGCCCCCGGCGGCCCCATGACCCCCACCCTCCGCCGTTGGGGCCCGGTCGTCATCGTCCTCCTGCTCCTGGTGGCCGCGGTCGCCTACCTCGAGCGCGGCCGGCGCGCCGCCAGCGACGCCACCCGCCTGGCCGAGGCCGAAGCCCTGCGCCAACAGGGCGTGGCCGTCGCCGCGCAGACCTCCGCCGCGGCCACGCGCGCGGCCCTCGCAGCCGAGCTCTCCCGGTCGGCCGACCTCGCCGCAGAGGTGGCGCGTCTCAAGCGCGCTTCGCCGGGCGTGCGCCCCGTCTCCGTGACCACCGGGGCCACGGGCGCCGTCCCCGTCACGGGCGCCGTCCCCGGTTCCTCGCTCGGCTGCGTGCTCTACGAGGGCGACAAGGGAGAGGTGCGCCTCGCGAGCGCCACCTTCGCCACGCGCGGGGACAATGTCGTCTTCGTCGGCGCCGCCGAGGCGTGGCGCGTGGAGCCCGCGCCTGCCGTGCGGATCTTCGGCGGTCCGCTCGCCGTCGAGACCGTGATGGAGCGCCCTCGGCCGACCGCAGGGTGGGGGGCGGGCGCGTGGGCGGGCGTGAGCCGCTCGGGCTGGGCCGTGGGGCCCGCGCTGGCGCTGCCCCCTCTCCACGTGTGGAGGCTGCAGATAGACGCCGTGGCGGGCGCGGGGCTGGGTCCTGGTGGCGAGTGGCAGGGCGGCGCGAGCGCGGTCGGGAGGTGGCGGTGACGCCCCCCGCCGAGATGCTGCAGGTGGCGGGGCTCGTCGGGACCGCGATCGTGGCCGTCCTCGCGTGGTCCCTGCGCCGCAACGTCAAAGCTGCCGACGGCACCATGGCCCGCGTTGAGGCGTCCGTGTCCGCGGTAGCCACGGACGTCCGTCAGCTCGCATCGTCCGTGCAGGCCCACGACCGCAGCCTCGCCGCGGGGGCGGTGACGATCTCCAGCCACGGCGAGCGGATCAACGGGCTGGAGTCGCGCGAACGCGAGCGCGGGTGCTTCGGCCCCTGCCCAGCTCGAGCGCAGGGGCCTCGTCCTACTACCGTCCGGTGAGCCACGCCCACGCCAGACGCCACCAGGGGCGCGGCGGAGCGTAGACGGCGGGCGCGGGCTCTGCTGGCGTGACGGGGAGAGGCGGCGGAGGCTGCGCGTCCATCTCCCGCTGTCTCGCGTCTCGGTCCGTGTGGGGGCGGAAGATCACGGCAGCCTCCAGTCCCCGCCACGGTGGTCCTGCACCGCCCCGACCGAGTGGAGGTCGCGCGTCAGGCAGCGGGCCCTGGCGCTGCGAGGCTCGATGCTCCACCAACACGGGTGGGCGGGGGCTAGTTCCTTGCTCGTCATCGGTGTGGAGAGCAAGCGGCGCAGGGACTTCCATCGGCGCTCTCGGTCGTGCGAGAAGCCGCAGAGCGTGCAGATGGCGGGCAGGTCCGGCCCCTCGTCTCTGCGCCGCCTCACGGCCCGGCCCTCTTGACCTTGGGCCCCGGCTCTACGCGCCCCGGGACGCACTGGCAGACCTCGAGATCCCCGCCCTGCCAGTCGAAGAGGTGGATCGTCCGGGTCGGGGACTCGGGTGGGGGC